AGAGACAGAGTGATGATGCTCTACCCATCGGGCTGCCTCAATCCGATTACCTTGCACATCTAGTCGATTATGTTTACGACTCGCCCCAACGCTAAGCACATTGCCTTTCGTGTTGCAGGTTTTGTGCGCGCTGGTCTAACTGCGTTACCGCAGATCATCCAACCGCGATGCGACTCGCTTAGGTATCCGGTTACTAGCCAATTGTGTTGCGTTTAATGACGTTTCTTATCTGACCTAACCATCAAGATTGCCCAAACTGTTATAACAGCCAACAAGCCCCAGACTGTGCGACTCATGGCATTTCCCTGCGTAACGCTTCATGCGCTAGTTCTAGCTCATCGGTCAGGCGTTCTACCTCGCGCTGTAGCCAATCACGCTCACGCGCAATGGCGCTCATGTGATCGTGTAAGCGGTTGTATTCCTCGCGTGGGTCGTTCATTTCTTTAACCCATCTATGACGGCGTGGCATTGTCCAGATGTCAATGTCTCAACTACTACGTCATCTACCTGCAATAGTTTGTGTATGTAGTCGAGCAGCTGCAGATCATCCCAACCCTTACCACGCGCAAGGCTCTTCAAGAAACCAATCTGCTTTGGTGTAGCGCTGCCGTGACTGTTTGGTTTAGCCGGCGCACTGTTTATGCGGTTGACCTTTTCCATTTCTGTTACTGATGCGCGCTCGCCTGTGTGCCCTATGCGGCTGTTGCTGATCGCACGGCCAATGGCGCTGGTTTCGCAGTTCTCTAAGAAACTGGTTTTGTTTACAGGGCTGTTGCCAAATACTTCTTCTGCATAGCCTGTGGCGATAAGTCGGTCATCGTTGTTGTAGCACTCTGCGCGCATAATGATTGTTGAGCCGTCATAGTGGTGGATGGACGTGATAATCCTGCCGTCTGGGTATTCTGCCCACCAGCGCACTAAGCGTTGTGCAACGGTTTCGTAAAGCGATAAGTCAAAGTGTGCCATCAGCAAGCAACCCAAACAATTGCGTTACGGCCGTACCGTGTTTTACGGCGTGTGCCGCTGTCAACAATGTAGCCATCTCGATGTAGGCCGTTAATGCGTGCTGACACCGATTGGGCTGGTAGTTCTAGTAAAACGCTTATTTCGTCTGCGGTCATGCCTTTGGCTTCTGTGCGTCCAGCCCATTTGATCCAAAAGTGGACTATTTCGCGTTGTTTTCCTGCGTGTGGTTTGGCTGCTTCGCCTGCTTCGCGTGACGTGTCAGGCGCGTTGCGTGCAATTGCTACAGATGGGTGATCGAGCGCTACACGTGTGCGTTCTCCAGCCAATCCCAATGTGGTTGTAAACATTTCTAGTTGATCGCTCATGTCGGGTTCTTTCTGTTTGTCGGGTTTATTGGTTTTACCTTAGTACATGCTTTTAGGCTGGGGTGTAACCACATTACTTTTTCGGGGTTGTGCCGGTATCGAGTGCCGTGCATTGTTAGACCGCACGCTTTACAAGGCGCGTATAACATTTATGGCCGCTTTCAGCACTGCAGCATTAAATCTGTTTTGTTCACCGCCAATGGTCATAAACGCGTCATACATGATTACTAACTCGTCTAGCAAAATGCTGTGATCTGGTACTTGGCTTGGCACGTGGTTAGGGCGCACTATTTCGTCAATCAGGTTCGTAAAGACTTTGCCTAATTTGTCGCTGTAGGTGTCGGGGTACATTGTTTTTCTCGTTTCTTGGCTTATGCCACTATCGGGATATGGAACATCAGCCATAGGTGCTAGCCCACGCTGACCAGCCGACCATACGGTAAAGGTGTAGTGCGGCTTTAATGTTTACGTCTGGGTAAAACAGATCGTCAAGTTTGGTAATGATGCCTTGCTCAATCAGCCACGACTCGTGTGTGCCGTTGATCTGTAGCAAACCTCGACTGCCGCCATTTGAGTCTTTACCGTTCCATGCCAGTGGGTTACAGAATGACTCGCGGTACATAACTTTGGCAAGCATTGGTGCTTGGTCTGCAGGCCAGCCAGCAATAATTGCATCTGCAACGTATTCAGCGCAACCTTTGGGTGCAACGGTGGTGGTCGGTGCAGCTGTTGTGGTGGGCACAATACTTGTCAGGGTTATGGTCTGTTGCCCTGTGGTCTGTGGAATGCCCTCAGACGGCTTACTAGCGTCCCAGAGCAGGGTAAAACACGCTAAGCCACTAATGAACCATGCACCTATTTTGATCGCTAAATAACTCATTGTTTCTCCAATTGGTATGGCACGCCCCAACTATCGCCAACAGCGCTCTTAAACGCTATTTGGCTGTGAAGCACGCGGCCGTTATCTGGGTCACGGAATATCTGAACCATGACCATTTGATCGGTGTCTAAAAAACATTTGAAAACTTCGTAATGGTATGTTTTGGCATCAGCCATATTGCATCTCCCCTTATCGTCGGTAATCCGACCTTAGGGCATCAGTGTGGCAATTCGGTGAATACTCTCTTAAACGCTTGTTGTATAAGGCTTGTAGGTTGCTTGACAAAGGCTGGTGAGACTTCTACGTGCAGCCAATCGCCGCCCGGTGCACCTGCAATCTCTGGCTTGCTGTACGACTTCCAAGCCTGTCGGTCACAGCGCCAGCCTCTGCCAAAAACCTTAGGAAAATAATCAAGAACCTGCTCAACACCTAATTCGTTTGCGTTGGCAAGAACAATGTTAATGAACGCAATAGCTCCTTTACGGTTGGCTGTTGAGTGTTTCTCTGACGGCCTGTACGACAAGTCAACTGCTCGACCAGTGGCATGGACAGATAGTTGATCGTCTTTCCCATGCATTTGGCGAATGCCCCAACTGCCGTTATTCCAGATTGAACCGCCGCCGTACAAAATGGCTTGACGTATCCATTCGTCCATGCCGGGTAGTGGGCCTGCAGCTGCACCGTCACTATTGCCTGTGTATGGCCGTGAGCCAATGACTTTAGGGTTGGCGGCTACAAGGCTCATGGTGTTGTTACTGGCTCTGCTGGTTTGCGCTTAAGTCCGTTAGCGGCAACAAGTCCAGAGAGTGTGCCAGTCATAAAGATGCTAAGAGTCTTTAACAGATCTATAAAGGCTGCGTCATTGGGAGCTTGTTTTTCGGGCTGTGAGACAAATAGCAAGCCGTAGGTAAAACCTATGACAGTTAAAGCAAATGTGACCGCAATTGTGCACCCTACAAACACGATCATGCGTGCGTGTAGTACTTCTATTTCTGCTTTTTCCCTAGCCATTGAGAACCCTTTCGCATTGAACTTTTGTGTTACATCGAGTTAGCACACTGTTGCGTACTTTTTGAGGCGCGTTTGTTCGTGTGGTTTCGCACGCGGTCGGAACAAGTGCAAGCATGATGCTAAACGCCAGTAAACGCAATTTCATAGGTTGCTGTTTCTAAAATCATGCAGGCCCAATGTCCTCAACTACCAAAATTCCTGGTGCTGTGGCTTGCCGTCCAAGCGCTGGCGCATCGCTTAAACTTGATGTGGAAGCACAACCAACAATGGTGGTTGAGCCTGCGGCAAAAGTGCCGACATACATACACAACATTTGTGATGTGCCAGATACAGCTGCATAGTTCCTAGCAAAGCTGTTTTGCAATAAAGTTCCTGCTGCGTTTGTAACTCTTAATTGCATTGTTGTTGTACCGCTAACAAGGTTTGTAATCTGACATTGTGGCTCATACCAACTAATTTTGTAGTTTCTACTAGCAATGGCAGTAAACGTGACACTTAAACCTGTGGTGGCAATACTTGTTGTCAGCGCATAGTTGGCAGTTGCCTGAGACATTGCAACCGTGCTAAATCCGAAAGCGTTTTGCTGTGCAGCTGTCAAAATTGCGCCGCTAACAAAAGTGGTATTAGGTGCTATAGCCATTATGTCTCCCTTAGAAACTCAACAAGTTGTTGTCAAGAGTACCAAATATCGTGTCGTTGAGTGTGAGATACTGGTTTCCGTCTGTGCTCTCAAACGTGTACGAGATGATGTGGCTGCCGGGTGTGATGTTGTGAGACACACCAGAAACGATCAAGGTTTGGGTTTCTGTAGATGGTGTACCAGCAACAAAGTTTTTTACCACCGTGCAAATACTGGTCAGATCAAGCGTTAAAGCAATGTTTTGATCGGTTGATGACAAAGCCGTCAATTGGGTTGACAATCCAGTAAACCTAAGTTGCGGTGTCTGATATTTGCCTAACAGGTAGTTGCCTAAGCCGGCTACCTCCGTTGTGGTGCTATTGAGCAAGTCAAGCAGGTTGTAATTTTGCGCCTGATATAAAGCGATACTTGATGCGTTGCTGGTGGTTTGGGCTGAACCTGCAGGTGATTGGGTCACAATGTAGTTGTAAAGCAGCTCATCACCGTACTGGTTAATAAGTGTCTGATATGGCAAACCTGTGCCAGTGGTGTTAAATGTTGCGCCAGCCACAGGGTTCAGCACGCTTGACCTACCCTTAAATGTAAGTGTGCCGTTTGCTGACATAAACAAATAGCCTTGCTCGCTGGTGTTAACAAGTTGCAAATAATTAAGACAAACGGTGTCTTGAGTTACTGCATAAGCACCCAAAGATGACGAACCAGTGTCTATAGATCGAGCGCCTTGATAGTTGATTTCGGTTAAATCAAGAATGGCGTTTATGCGTGCACCAGTTGCTTGTGCTGATGGTGTAAACGCGTTTAACGCTTGATTTGCAAGCACAGTAAATTGGTCGCTACACGATGCGTACATCATGTCTTTGTTGCTGATGTCGTAATTCAAATTCCAATCTGTAACCAAACCTGTATAGATGGGTATTCCGTTGGCAAGTACTTGCACAGGGCAACGTGGCAATACGTATGGGTAATACGGACTAGAAGTGTTTGTTGGGTTTAATACTTGTGTCTGGTTGTTAAACGCAATGGTTGCAGACCCAGCATTAAATTGGTCAAGTTGTCGGCTGCGACCCCTGTTGATGTTGACTGACTCAACAATGCTGGTTAGGTCAACCATTGTTACGCCACCTAATGTGCCTCGACCAGTTGTATCTAGAACGCCATAAAACGAGTCATTTAATTGAAATGGCGTACCAAATCCTGTTGTGGATTGAAAACCCACTAGCACTTGCATTACTGGCACGGTCATGCGGCTGCAAACACCTGACCGCTGCGACGTTGTGCTTTTTGTATGGCTTCAATGATCTGTTGACCAATTTGATCTGGTGTAGATACAAGACCGGCGTTAACGGTGATTGTCATGCCGCCACCGAAACCGCCGCCATTGCCGCTTAAAGGTATGACTGCCTCTGGGCCTGCTTCACCAATCATGGCTAATGTTGGGCTGTTAACAATTCCACCACTAGCCATTTTAGGAATTTCTATGACGCTAGATGGAGAACCCGGTTTACTGTCTGACCCAAACAAGTTTGTTAAATCTCCGAAACCCTTAAAAATGTTTGCTGTGATACCAACAACTGGGTTAATTAGACCGCCAATAATTCTAAAAGCAATACCGCCAACCTTGTTAACTTTGTCCATTGCGGCAGCCAGTTTGTTAAAGCCAAGCGCCATAAGCACTACGGCTGCAGCTGCTAAAGCAATTGGGTTAGTCGACATAGCAAAGTTAACTGCAACAATTGAGGCTGCAACTGCACCAATGGCTGTTGCAATAGCGATAAATTTGTCTGGGTTATTTTGTGCCCAATCTGCAAACTTTTGTAAAACTGGTAAAGCCTTTTCAACTACAGGTATTAACGCTGCGCCAATTGACTCTTTGGTTTCATCTAACGAGTTTTTAAGTATCTTAAATTTGCCTGCAGCGGTTTCTGCTGCGGTTGCCGCTGCCCCACCAAATGTCCCACCAAGAACGGCTATAACTTCATCAAGCGATGCACCGTCTTTAATCATTGCTTTAATCTCTGGTGACAAGGCTTGTAAGCCCTTCATATTCCCACCATAAGCCTTGCTCAAAGCGTCGCTAACTTCACTTAATGACTTATTTGACCCAATAGCCACATCTTGCGCAAGGCTTAACGCGTCTGTGGCTGTAGCAATGTCTTTAGTGCCAAGTACAAGGCTTGCCAATGCCGGGCGTAGTTCAGAGTCAGCAACACCAGATGCTCGACTCATTTTGGCAATCATGTTTTCTGTGGCTTTAACTTGTGCGTTTGACGCGCCAGTGACATTTTGCAAAGTAAGCGCTAACTGTGCTGCCTCTGCTTCGTCATCCATTGCCGCTTTGCCAGCACCTACAAGCGCAACGCCTAAACCTGCAAGAGCCGCTGCCGCTGGAATTGCTGCTTTCTTAATAGCAAACTGCGCTTTTTGACCAACGGTTTCAAGTTGCTTAAATTCTTTAATTGCTTTGTCAATGCCCTTGCCGTCAAACTCTGAAATAATTGGAATAGATAGCATTACATTGACCGCCTAACCACATTGGCTGTTTCTAAAATCATCTTTTCCATTTCCTTTTCAATGCCTTTACGCGCCTTATATACGGCAGGCCCGA